TCCAGTCATCATGCAGCATGACATCTGCAGTAGTCACTGTCCACCGGATGCGCTGAACCATTCGCTTGGAGCAACATCCGCCGGCGTTAACATGAGCATCTATCTGCTCGTCAGACATACCGTCCATGGGGATAATGTCGCCATGGGCAGCGACAACAACTTTCTGCATGTCGAGACGCCTGCTCTGTCTGTCGATCACCAGGACACGCTTAAGGCCAGTTTCCTCGGTGTAGTCGTCGCGATGGACGGCATTCTCTCTGTTACCAAAACGAGACCGGTCGTCATAGTCGTCGTCGAGATCCGAATTAACAAGGCCACCAACAAGATTATCAACCTCATCACCTTTTTCCTGGCCGAATAATTGCGAGATGTCATCGACACTCATCCATTTGACCACTATTACATCCTGCCACCTGTCCGGATCATAACTCTGGGCATCAGGGTCAGGAATAACATCAAGGGGATCCAGGTCCACACACGTAATATCGCCCTGCATATTGGTATCAAAATTGACCCTGAAATCAAAGAAACCACGTTGCTGAATCATGCCGTCAGAGTACACGTCCGACTCGATCCACTTGTATTTTATGTCATCACAAATCTGCTTGGTCAGCATATTGAGGGCCTTGGCTGTCTCCTCTGTAGCGCCATCGCGCCGAGGCTTAAATGCCATATCGGCACGACTCTCAAGTTGCGATCCAATTGCAGTATTCACGGCTGGGAAAATCCTGTTCTTTTCGATAACGGGACGACCCAACGCCTCCAGTTCTTGGCGGTCGCCATCGTCCCACTGCAGGCCACCACCAAGATAGAAATCCTCGTTAAGCTTGGCCACATCGACAAAATCAATATGTCCACGATCCTTGGCATACTGGTATCGCTCCCAGTTGCTTTGGATCAGAGTTATATCGTCAGAGTACTGCTCACCTTTCTTATCTGTCATTGTCAACTCGCCATGAATGATTTGGATCTGCCGTGCTTTGCTTTATGTTTGAGACGATCACGCCAGGACTGCTTCTTGCGTCGTTTCATCATTTTCGGGAAACATGCAGCCAGGCCAGGATCCACGATCCGCGCCAGGCCGTCCAGCATATCGTCGTGCAACATAACCGGAAAACTCTCGAGTTCGTCGTCGATAAAGATCTTGATCATCTCCTCGCGCTTACCTTCGTAGTTTGTTTGGTAATGAACCCGTGGAAACCACAGGCGATGATTCTCAAAAACAGGAATCAGCTTCCTGATGCGATCAGGTTTGCTCATATTGCCGCCAAGGGGCGTGATATTAAATCTGTAGTTTCGCTCTGCCTGGACGTGCTCAATATGCTGGATATCAGCCTGCATGCCGTATTGCTCATAACCAACAGCTATTGGTTGATACTGCTGATGCAGGCGCATGACGAGATTTGTCCTCTCGGAGAGGTTCAGCCTATCCCTGATCATCTCAAACACGTAGTAATTACGGTCAGGGCCTAACCCCAGCACCCACGCAGCTGTATAGTCGCTCTTTTTCTTTTTATCGTTGGCTGGATCGATGAGAACGTAGAAATTAAACCCGAAAGGATCCGGCTCGGAGTCGTAAAAGCACATGTCTGCTTTGTTAAAACCCTGGACATCATCTGCCTTGGGATTTTGGAGCTGTTGGCAGGCAAAAACGAATGCACCCTGGTCGCGGCGCTTCTTTTCAAGCTGTTCCTTGGTAAGAAAAACAGGACGGCCATCCACTTTACCATTATCTGTCGCCGGATAGATCCTGGGCTTGGCAGCACCACGCTTCATAATCGTACGATAAGTGTCGTTGAAATGGTAGCGGGTGCCAATGATCCGCATGTTTCCACCATGGGCACCAAGATTAAGGGACAATGCCCATGCCTCAGTCACCTTTTCGATCATCTCAGGAGTGGTTACAGACTCCCTGGTCACGACATCATCGTAAACAAGGAGTGAGAAATGCTTGGATGTGGGCTGGCCATCTACCAGGCCATGGGCCTCAACTGTGGCCTCTTTTGGGTTGGTCTGTCGCTTAACTGTGATGCCTTTTTCTTCACTCCAGTTCGTTGCCTTCTTGGGCTCGGCATGGAGTATTTCCGGAAAGAGGTACTTGAGGCGCTCATTTGTTTCGAGTTCGTATTTTATTTGCCGGAGGAATGCCTTGGCGATTGGTTTAGTGTGGGAAAAAATACCAATCGTGATATCAGGATTTTTGAGTATATCTTGGATGCTCTTGCCGTACGTGATGATTGTACTTTTGTAGTGCTCCCGGGCCCAGAGATCAATGTAGCCATCAGGGTCATTCTGTATCTCATCGCACCGGTCAAAGAGCCAGTCGTTGTCGATGTCCACCCTGCCCATAGCAACAGTGAGGAGGTAAAACAGATCATTCAGGCATAACTCACGCATTGCCAGGCGCAACTGCTCACCACCGCGCATCTCTGCAGCTTTGTGGATTGCATCATATTGCATGTTCCTGGCTTCGCGTTTATTCATACCCGGTAGGGGCCCACTCGTTTAGTTATCGCGTCCATCATTTCTTTGAGAAATGGAGCTAAGGTCTCTTTGGCCTCTGTACTCTCGTCACCAGTGCCGTCAATATTGTATGCCTGGCGCTCTAGCTGGATCCTTTTGTGCTGCACGTTTGCGAGGTTATTTGCTGCCATAGATCTCTCGGAAGCTGTAAGTGCGACTTCCTTCTCGACGATTTTGCCTTGATACTGAGTCATGTATAGCTTGGTCGGGTTACCGCTCAACTCACGTATCAGATTGATCTCAAGATTTCTGAGGTTGTTTATATCTTCTCTTTGGAGCCTGATAACAGAGACGACACGGTCACTCTCACACTCAATAATTTCATCGTCCGAGACGTTCGGAGTGAGGACGGAACCGTGGACGATTTTTGCGTTAACGGCTTGTTTTACCCTTTTTGTAAGGTCTCTTTTCACCCCTAACTGCTTGGCTTTACGGTTTAAGTAAGAAGCGTCCACACCGTGGACTCTTGAGACCTCTCTGAGGGACAAAACACCAGCTCTATAGTCCTTCCAGATAGCCTCCCAGTCGTATTTTTCCTTCTTTTTGTTCTTCTTCTTTCCCATGGCTTGCCCAAAAAAAAAGGCCTGTCCCCTCTGCACAATTTGTACAGTGGAGACAGGCCTCAAAATATCCCAGCCAGACGACCAGGGTTTGTCAGTATCCGTCGATAAAGCTATTTAATTTTTTGTATTATCTGTTGTTTGGTTGTTTTTGTCAAGTTTCTCCATCCAGTCGTCCAGCGCCCTTTCAATGATGCGCCCCGGAGATACACCACACGATGCCAGATATTTTGTTTGTTTATGGGGGAGCGAGATAGTCATCTGCACCCTGTTGTTGTCCTTTGTTGTACCTGTGGGCCTTCCAGCCCCTTCCCGCTCGCCACCTCTTCCCGAATCCACGATAGACTCTCCTCTTTTATGGGAGATAGTATAGAATAATTTCAAGTGCCTCGATACACCCTTCCGTTATGGTTCTAATCAAATCTGTTTGTTCTTCAAGGCTTATTTTTTTTAGTACTACCATGACCATACCCATAATGTGCTCCTTGTTTTGCTTGTTACGTATAACGCTGAGTTATCTTGACACAGATTCATACGTCATGTGGAAGATATCAGGCTTACATGGGTAAAGTTCTCCCTGCACTCCCTGTATAATAAAATCACCACGGTTTGCCCTGTGGGTTCCTTCAAGTGTTTCAATCATCATAGAGACATTCTCTGTTTTCTCTTCTTCAAATGTCACTACTCCCTGCTTGATACCCTCAACAATCCAATCAGGTTCTTCTTCTTGGTGTTTGTCTCCTGTCCACTTAAACGCTTCAATCACAACCGGTTTCTTTCTCCATTTACTCATAATATTTCTCCCAAGATTTAATTAAACGTTATACGTTGCCACCGATACAGCGATCGATTTCACAATCTAAATCAGTATCAGGGACTTTGCTTTCAACAAATTCCTGATACTGTGCCACACGCCCTGTAAGCAGCAAAATACTCTCAAGATGTTCAGGGTTAGAACCACGACGTTCACATGCCTCTAAGTATTTCGGTAATATATCAAGGAAAGCCTCGTCTTTCGCACAGAAAACAACAGCGTTCTCTTCTGTGTAAACCTTCTGATTACATGGGTTCACGGCTACAAACTTAAACTTTCGGTCAATCATTTCCTTGCTCATAATTTTCTCCTAAATTTTCGTATAACAAAAGTTTGCACCCGACCCGCAAGCAGCGCGGCCTTGTCCTTCTCATATTCCCTTTGCCACCTTGCTTGTTTTTTCCTTTTCCCCAACAAGAGCAAACTTGAATCCATAATCCAAAACCACATGTGCGATTACAGTATGGCTCACCTGAAATGGAAGCAGCCATACTGCCTCCATGACTTCGGATTCAGTATACCGATCCGTAGCCTTCATAAATCCCTCAATAAACATGGTCACCATTTGTATTTGCAGTGGAAAGGATGCATCTTCGTAAATGGCCTTAGTCTTTTCTGTGTTCATGGTATCTCCTTGGCTATTCAGCCATTTAAAGTACTTCCCATCTGCTCTTGGATCTAGCATTGTAATTTATTGGTTTGTTTGTTTTTTTTACATTCGACCTAGTTTACAGAATTCCTTCCAATGGTGAAGCTTTTCATTGCTTGAACGGCTCTGAAATAGTCCTTGCGGTCGTAGCACCTTGCATGTTGAGACCAGATACTCACCCTGTTGCCGTTACATTCGAATGATCCTGGTACCCAGATGTGAAGTGTTCTGTCGTCCCCCCATTGCTCAAAATTCCCAATGTAGCCAAAACACAAACCGTCAGTATTGTTAACCAGTTTTATCAGGTCTTCTTCTGTTCCCTTTTTTATCTTGATTGTCATGACTATGCCTCCATAGAGTTATCAGCAGACCAGATAGAAATACTTTCTACCTCACCATAAGCCCAAATAGACCCAACGTCGCAACCAACCTGGAAAGTAGGCCTATTCATGAAGCCAATCTTACCACGCACATGACGATTACGAGTGAAGGAGATGTCTGCTATTTTTTGCTCACTGAAAATTGTATCCAAAGATTCGATGATATCTGTCATGTTTCCGGCTGGCATTTTTGTTAATTTTGTCATGATGTATCTCCCGTTGAAGTAACCTGCTCTGTTTGAGCCAAACAAACCTTACCGAGTCTCCAGTATACAGGCTGTATAGATTAAATCAAGTGGAAATAATCAAACAGGCTCACTTAGATTGCTTCACCCTTGGAGATATTGACATTTTCCTCTTTCATAATGTTCATTTTGGAGAAGCCACCATCCCTACATGACACCGTTATAGCTAACAATCCGGTAAAATTTTCGTCGCCGATCCCTTCAAGTTCTTTTTTTACCCTGGCTATCACTTTTTCTTTTGGATCACGCCTAATTGTTTTACTCATAGTCCTATCTCCCTCATTATAGCGCCTATTAATTTTCTAACTTTATTCTTGTCACTCTCACATGTGGCCCGTTCTAACTCCAACAACATACCGGCAAGGTCTCCGTAAATATCACGACGCAGCGACCGGAAAATATTATCAAAAAGGAGTTGCCCATTACCAGGAGTATAATACCCACTCTTACCGTACCGAACCTCAACTATGGTGAGAGTTTTCTCTGTGCCCAG